AACATTTCATCTATTGTTGATTCGCTTAGATTCAGCCTAACTCTAGAGAAACTGCTATTTCTAGGACTCCTAAACATGGCTGTTAATTTAGTGACAGTGTACGGCCTATTCTGATCAGTTAATACTTCATTAGAATCGTTACTGTCAGATATAAAGAGTATTTCTCCGTGAGAACCTGCTGTTATGCTGAATCTAGTGTTATATGTATCTCCCGATATTACAAAATCGTTAATACTACTACTGGAAAAATCATCAGCTACTAACGCCTGTTGTGGATCATATACCCCTACGTCATTAAATAACCACTTACCTCCTGTTCTCCAGTCTGGCTTACCCGACACCAAGAATTTTTCCCAATCTAATGTTCCTCCTGATAAGTTCATTTGAGCGTTATTAGACTTATATTGAATGTTAGCGACTTTTACTGTTTCTCCTAAAGGTGGGATCTTACCATTGGTGTCGTCTCCAAAACTTATCTGACCTCCTAAATTAATCCCTGTGGCAGTTGTATCATGAGTGAAGACCTTACCTCTTTCGTCTCCAAAGTCGTTAGACATATCGTTAACTCTACCCCAATTAGAACTTCCGACTTTTACGTGGGCTATTTCTTCGTATCTTTCTCCCGACGCATCTACGGGTAAATCGAATACCTGATTAGGAGTACCGTCGCTAGTACCTAATGTTATCCATTCACCTCTAACTATAAAGTTACCCCCTCCTAAATTAAAACTAGAAGATGAGTTTTGGGATTTCATGAATATGGGCGTATTGATGTTGGAATTGGCTAATCTTATAGCTCTGGATAGGTTGTTACAATAATATATGTCGATTTCGGAAGTGGTCTGACTTATAGTTAAAGTCGCATCACCTTGCATATCTATAATGTCTCCATCTGTTATGCCTACTAATTCCGAATAATCTGTGTCTACCGAAACGCTATATGTGGTCATTCTAACCTCTTTATCAAATGTTTATTATAGGTTGCGCAACACACCTACATTGAATATCTTGCCCAGGATGACCAGTGTCGGCAGGAGGAGAATCCCATCTAAATATCTTGCCGTTCTTGCTATTGTGGTCTTCCCTTACTCTGGAGTCTCCTGCTGTTCTCCAGATATATTCTTCTACTCCTAAGTTTTTCTGACGTTGTTGGTTTAGAGCTGAATTTAATTTAGAACTCTGATCCCTAGCTATCAACTTGGCTCGTCTTGTAGTTACCTTACCTTGTTTTTGTATTTGCTTAATCATAGAAGAAGCTGTTCTACCTTGAGTGGTGTTGGTAAAAACTATAGATTCTATGTTTTTAAAATACTCATCAGGTATGGATTTTATCAAGGAGACATTTTCTCTAGTCGTAGCTACTAATATGTCTTCTAGGTTTTCGCTCCTAACTACAGATTGCAAATCCACCCCTACCGCTTCTTCCATTGCTTTGTAGAATCTACGCTTATTAACTTGATTAGATTCGTTAACAAATGAGTTAGACACAATAGCCGCTTGTTTACCCACGTTATCAAAAGAACGTCTCATTCTATCGAACACTTCTTCCAGTGACTTAGCGTAAGCATCTGTAACATACTCAGATTCAAACGCTTTGAGAGCGGGTATGAGATTACTATCGATTTCTTGTTTCAACTTTCGTACTAAGAAATCTAACTGTCGTCTGTATTTTATCTCAGGGCTTTTAGGACTCGATACCGCTCTCATCTTCCTCTTGTTCTGCTTCCGATGAGTTCTGTTCATTTCCAGTTTCAATTTCGTCGGTATCGGGTTCAAACTCATTATCAAGTTCCTCTAGTTCTTCTAGCTCTTTAATATCGTCATCTGTAATATTGGTATATGTGCCGTTTTGTTGTAGCTCTTTAGCTATCTGACTTTCCGTAACTACTCCCATATCGTAATAGTTTTTATCACGAGTAGAGTTGTTCATATCTACTATGGATTGTTGTTCAGGAGTCATCTGGAATAAAGAACTGAACTTGTAAGCGTAGTCGTCATCTAAAGACAAGCCTAAACTGAGTATCATTATATCGTCAAAATAATCTAGTTTAGGTTTGTATACTGAGCGTTGTTTACTACTTATCATGTCGTAGTAATTCTTTAAATCTCCTTCTCCAGTGGCGTTTAAGCCAGTAGCTGACGTACCTAATAATCTTGTAGCAGGTATATCCGTAGCAGCGGCTAAAAACTTAGCAAATCGGTCTAATAAATCGGGTAAGCCTGCAAAGGTATTGGTCTTGGTAGTGAATTCTTCTTCGTTATCCAATAATAGCATGTTATTAAATGATTTGAGCATACCTGCTAATGTGAATCTCTTTCTAAGTAGGGCTTCGCCTTCTGGGGATTGTAGATAACCCATTAATCCCTTAACCTTAACGATGTCTACGTTGGTCTCGTATACCATGCTTGCCGAACCATCTGCCGTAGTGTTGAAGTTGGTTATCGCTTCGTACAACCTATCTAATACTGAATCAGAAAAGTAATTGTTTTCTCGGAACTGATTAAAGGGTAACGGTATTCCGTCAAACCTAATAACTCTGCTGTGGTGTATTTTTACGTTGGTTTCGTTAAATCTGTAAAATTCAGGGAAGCCGTAATTAGCATCCAAAGGATCACTAACAGGCTGTTGTTCAGCGTGGTTTATTCTGTGTCTATCCACTACTTTTATGTGACGCAGTGAGCCTTCTTTTATATTGTTGATGTCTAAAGGTTTGTCTGGAGTTTGGCTATCGTCCACAGATAATATTATAAATGCAGTGCCGTACAACCTAGCCCATTTATGAGCTACCTCAAAACAATTAGAAAGCTGTAATCTTTCTTCTTCCTGAACTATCTTCTTAATTGTTTCTGGTTCTATATCGCCTGTGAACTCTCTCCACTCTCTAGTCATATCCTCGGGTACAATATCAACTACCTTACCAGCTAACCAATCTGTTCGATATAGAGCATCTAATTCTGCTTCGTTACCTTGAGCCGATAATCGTTTAGAGTTTACAAATCTAGATTGACTACGTTTGTCTTGTTGAGTACCTAATTGAGCGACTAAGTTTTCTAAGCTGTCTTTCAATTTGGAATCTTCGTCTGTGAGTATTTTTGCTGGTTGAATCATTGTGAGTCCTCTTAAATTGAATTGGGGCTATATATCATATCTTCAAACACTATCATGTCTTCTACTGCGTCCATGGTAGGATCTATCTGATCGTCATGTTTGTGAGTCATCAACGGAGTAAATTTTCTAAATTCATCCTTGTAATCATGCACCCAATCAGCATCTAAAGGCAAGTGTATATAACCACTTGCAAAATATTTTACTACACCCATTGCGCGTAATACCTTATCTGTATTACGTTGTATAGGTTCTACGGGTATCAAATAGTCCTTCTTAATAGACTGTATTAAGCTAGATCCAGAACTTTTGTCCTCAATTTTAATAACTTGAGAACCTCTCGGTTTGAACTGAGTGGGTTTATGCTTATTCCAAAACTCTACCATCATAGACTCTAATTCTGGAGCTTCCCATTTACCTCGTACTTGATCTACCAAGAATATCCCCTTGGACATCGACCTAGCCCAAAATTGAAATACCGACCAATCATTACGTTCGGCAGTCTTCTGGGCTGTATCTCCGTATATACGCATTAAGTCTATATCAGCTGGTAGGACGTCATAATACTTCCAGTACTTATCTTTAAACATGCCGCCGCCTAGCGGACTAGGGTTTTGTTGCATCTGAGAAGAGGTAGTGTACGGATCACCTTCTTCTAAGGTACGGAACTTTTTACGGTCATGTTTAAACGGCCAGAGCATACTATCTGGGACTACTTGGTTTGGCATACGGGCAAGCATATCCATACTAAAAAGCATACTCAGAACCCCCATGCAATGCATCTAAAATACCATTGAGATTTATAGGTATGCCGTGGGTGTAATCTTCAGGGTACGGCTTGGCTAATAATTCTTCACTAAAATGCGTAGGTATTACGAGGTGATGCCAAATATCACCTGAACCACCTTTAAGTAGGAAGCCTGATAAATCATCTTCGTGAATACGCTGCATGATATTAATCATGGGTACTTCTTCTACTGCTAAACGGGAACGATGAGTGTTGTTAAACCGATTATTAATAGCATTACGTTTTGGAGTAGAATAAGCATCGTCAGGTTTTAAAGGATCATCGTTTATGAATGCTCCTGTAAATCCAGGCTCCATTCTACCTGCTCGGAATCCTGTAATCTGCCCTCCAGATGCAGCCGCCATCATACCTCCACCTTGCTCGGTGAACCATCGTTTCTTACCTTTAGTATCGGTACGAGTTTCCATAGGCCAGAGTTCTTGAAATTCAGGGCTTTGTACTGTATCCTTAATCTTAGAAGAGTTTTCGTGGGCTAGATCACCAGAATAAGAAGTATGTATGTATTTAGAACGAGAATTCAATGCCAAGCCACGACATATAAAATTCAGTACAGCTTGTTCTGTCTTGGTGTATCCTGGTGCTATATTTATAATCAACCTGTTTATCTTCATATCTAAAACGGCTTGTAACACATAATCTATAGCGTAATGATGCCAATTAAGTAACATCTTATTACCTTCACGGAGCTTGAAGAAATAACGCATGAATTGCATACCGTCTTGCTCTAGCATATACTTGAGCATACGTTTCTCATTGAACGACCACTGATCTATATCGTCAGGTAACAAGATATCAGAAGTCATCGTTGAATTTCTCTTTAAATAGCTCAATTTCTTCTTCTGTTAATGGGGCGTCAGCAGCGTTACTTCCTGCTCCTCCATCGCCTTTTATCTCTACTTGCTTGCGTTTAGCGTGTAGGTATTCAGCTAGAGTTTTAGCCGCCGACATAGACTCGCTAATAGGAACGGTATGGTATTTGTAACGAGCGGAAACGTGATCTACAATCTCAGCCCATTCTCCCTGACCAATATCGCCTCCAGTAAACGAATCTATTTCTAAGATTAATTCATAAATAGATGATAATCTGCGTGGATCTTGACCATTCATCACCGACTCTAAGAACACAAGTGGGTCTTTGGCTTCCCCCTTGTGTATGAGTTCTCTTAGGTCATCAATGGATAATGGTTTGTGTGACATGCAATTAATCTATATTTCCCGTAATATTAAGGGTAATATAATTCAATTTGTGTAATGTGTAAATTCTAGTGTGGGTGATTGGGGATTATATCTTCCAATTTTATAGGTAATACTTCTCCTGGATTGTAATGTTGAGCTTCTTGATAGCATTCCGCGTTGTTTATAGACTCCGATCCATTAGCTACGTCGCATCCGTTATTAGAGTTACAGTTACACCCATTACAAGAAGTACGCACATAAGTGTGATAAAATTCAACAAACGCAGACCCAGTGCATTTACCGCCTATCCTATGAGGGAATTTATAAGCCGAACAAAGACATACGGGTCTGCTGTCTTTACGTTTAGTCTTACGCATACAACTGAGTTTGTAGTTCACGAATACGACGTCTAAGTTTCCCACACTCAGCGTTGAGCATAGCTACTTGCATAGCGTTTAAGTTGGGATCCGAAAAACCATCTTGTTTAAGAGATAGTTCTTTCTGCAACTTGTTTATTTCTTCTAATATACCTGTCATTTAATTATTAGACCTTATAGTTATTAATTTTCTTACTGATTTTCTATTTTTAATTCTATTGAATGATTTTCTATCACAATCCAATACCGTTATCAACTGTATCATGTTTCCGCTAATCGCATCTTTACTTGGTATTCCGTTTATTATAGCTGTTTTTATTCCCAATTTATTAATTTCATCAATTATTGCGTTTGCGTCGTTTTCTTCTATGTTTATGTTGAATGAAATATTCATGTTGTTCCCCTTAGTTGATAAATTCATTATCAATCATATCTAAGAGGAAAGCAAGAGTTATTTCAACTTATTTCTATAAATCGTCCTCATGTCTTTTACCTACTAACTTGCCAAAGCGAGGAACTCCGTCCTTGCTCAACTCTTGATAGCGGAACGTATATAGATCACCTATGTTGTAACCTCTATTGTCCCATAACCCTTGTTTACGTTCGTCAGTCCATCCTGGACCAAAGCCTACACGGAACTCTAATCCGTTCCAATTGAGTATACAAGATCCTGCTGTACCTGCTGGAACAAGGTTCTCTTTATGACTAGAGCGTTTAGCATTACCTAGTTCATCTTGTTCTAACGCATTAGTATTATGCATCTTTTCTGTGACTTCTACAAGTGTAGCTTCGTCATCGTGGAATCTTTTAATCTTTAACAGGATGCCTTCTTTAACAGTAGATCTCCCGTGTTTATATTTACCGTTAGGATCACGAATCATCACTCCCTCGTACCCTTCAGCAATACACTTATCCATATATGCTTCTAACTCTTCTTCCGTATTAATTTCAACGGGAGTGAGTACACGTATACGAGGATCACCTTCACCCAATACAGAAGATAGTTCGTGAACACGATTATGATACGTATCATCAGAACCGTAATGATCAAAAACATGATACAGAAAGTCAGGCTCGCCAGACCTAGACATAATACCACTTTGCACATCGTTATAATCACCATTGAGCATAAGCTCGCCATCCATATCATCATAACCGAATAACTCATCTTGAACAAAAGTGTTAGGGATGGGCTTCATACTACGGGACATCGCAGTACCTTTAACCATCAAACAGCGAATACCGTCTAATTTAGGGGTAGCTAATACTGGATAACGAATCTTATCGTATTGAGCTTTAGTAGCTAATAAGGGTTTGATTACTCTAGTCATTCTGCTCTACTCCTCTGCCTATGCAATCCCAACTACCTTCTGATTTCAATTTATGGTAGACAGCTGATCTAGCATCCTGTTCATTAATCCCTCTCATTAATATGGTTCTATGACACATACCTTTAGGATTGGGAAAACAAGAAAGCGCGAACAAAAATAATTTGCTCATTTCACAACTCCTTATATTTAATAGTAAGGGTTACAACCTGAGGTGGTTGCTTAGGTAAGGCTGATTTCTTTATATACAAAGTAGGAACCGCAACACCTTCCTCATCATTGGTGTATACGTGAGTACCCTTAGTGTTCTTAGTTAGTTGCATATCTAACTCTATATGTTCAGTCATTGGAATGTTCCTGTAATGTTAACATCGTTAATTTCTCCTTCTATTTGATATTGAACCTCTAAGTTATGAGTCAATTGACCTGGATATGGGTCTTCTTGTATAACATAAGTAAGAGTATTGATCCTACCGTGTTTGACAAAGGAATAAGGTATATCCAGCTTGTCCGCTAATTCAGATAAAGACTTCAGGCTTATACTTACTGGTTCGCCACAATCAGAACAAGTTTCATCATAGTCTACGTTCACCTTATTACAATGTGGGCATATATCTGTGTTATGTGGTAATATGCTCATTTCTTATTCCTCAATTATAATTAAGTGATGAATGATATTATGGGTCATCATTAGTACTAAGTAAAGAACTAATTTAACCTCGCATATAACTTTTACTAAACTTGTCATAATCTCTAATAACACACAATGGAACACAATCGTCACGAACTTTCATCCATTCGTTGTATACAGTATATCGGAACCAGTGAATACCTCTTAAACTGTATATCATACCGCCTTCTAATTCACATCTATAAGTCTCTCTAGGGTCTAATCCTCCAGAAGACTTAGTTATTCTCATCTTAGATACGTTATTTTCTGAATTCATTTGTGATTCCACCATATTCTAATGCGAGTTACTGTTAGATGACCAAATCCATACAAGCTAAATAAACCACCCCATACCTTAGAGTGTTCAGTTTCTCCTATTACTAATAAGAGTATGCCTATCGTTATGAATGAGTAAGCTACTAACTTGTTAAATTTTAGCCGTTTGCTGGTTAACTGAGTTGTTACTAAGATGTTGTCTTCGTTATTCATATTAAACTCCTGATATCTTGACTAAGGAATAAACTAACACAAAAGCAATAAATGACTTAGATGTTAATATTATTAGTAATAATCTCATTTATTAGTATCCTCATTGTAAAATGGTATCTTTTTAGGAGTTGCAAGTAACTCTCTAATGTTATTTTCCAACTTAGCTTTAAGTTCTCCTACCGACCAATCCACAGTGCGGATTACATCACTATCTACACACTCCAAATGATCGACTATTGTTTTGGATCTCAACAATGTTTCGAAAGTTCGTTTGATATCTTTACGTAACCTTTCTCAGAATGTTCTGATGATATTAATACTGCCATCTCACTCTCCTATTAGTTTGTTCCACATCATACAAGTGTATTGTGCCTGATGTAGAGCATCATCTAAAGCGTTATGCGCAACACCGCCAGACTTTTTACTAAAGCCTCCCCTTTGCGACTCGTACATATCCTTAATAGTTCTTACGTCACGTATGTTCCAGAACTTCCAAGGTATTTCTATATCGTGTTGATTGTAGGCGTCTTCCAACATAGAAATATCAAAGGTCGCTCCGTTACCCCACACTTTAGCGTCTTTAGGTAGCCAGTCGGCTAACTCTCCTAGAACTGGTTCTAAGTCTTCTAATCCGTCTAGAGCTTCCCTAGCTTGATCTGTTACGTTAGCGCTATACCACCAGTTAAGCGTACCAGCATCTATTTTTCTATTCTGAGTATCCCACTCTAACTCCCGATAGAAAGTCTTTCTACTTACCTTGTTGGCTCTTGGATCAAACACTACTGCTCCTATTGAGACAATAGCCGAATTGGGAGTTAACCCCATTGTTTCTAAATCTATCATTACGTGATTAAGTTTCATAATTATTTACCTTTTAATTGTGAGTTCCTAAAACTTTGAGAGTTCTTTGTTCCAAATTACCAAGGGTTAGGAGGGTTAGTTTATCGGATCATACATAAGCCTATTAGAATTTAATTTTTAAAATTTAATTTTTCTACACATACATAGGGTATTAAAATTACTAACCCTTCTAACCCTGATCACCAATTTCAAGAGGAGTGACGCACCAAACCACCTCCTAAAAACTAACCCTTCTAACCCTTACCCCAACACGCCACAAAACATCCCTTGTAAACTAACCCTTCTAACCCTACCTATTTACCAATCCTCATCGTTGGATTCAAGATCAACCAGTGTACCCCCATAGACTTTAAGAACATTACGCCCACCTATTTTAACAGTCAGCCCTAGATTGTTCAAGTCTTTAATGAAGTGCCCCTTACCTTTACGAACACGCTCATCTATACCGTTGTTCTCACACCATGTGTTGTATATAATCCCATAAAAGCTGGAAACATCGCCAAGACAGTCTTCCGCATTGTTAGTCTTAATAACAGTGTCGTTAACAAAACGCACTACGTTATTAGCTTCACCCATCCATTCTTCTTTAGCTACTTTACAAGACTCTGGTGACTGAAAAGATCCTCGGTTACGTAACCGCTGGAGACCTTCTAACATAAAGTTCAATACTCCAGACATCTCTTCTTTACTAGAGAGGATATCGTAAGCTCGGTCTATATCAGCTATTCCATTGGCATCAAACTTAGCGTTGAACGGAATAACGTTGGCACGACGAGTCATACCGTGGCTCAAGTCTCTAGTAGCAGGGAATCCATTACTACACATAATTAAATTGCCAGCATACATGAAAGGGAAGCGGTCTTTACCTTTATAGTTACATTCCATTTTAGTGTTCTCACTGAACAACTTAACTCCCTCGTCCTTCAGCAAATGGTTAGCAGGTAGCTCTTCAATTACCACATTAAGCGCACCGACTAAAGACGTGGTGGCGTGGTTGTCACCATTGGAACTCCCGCTTGACAACAATTTAACCGTGGACATTACTTGAGCGTCCTGTAATATACCACCTAGGATTTTTAGTATGGTGGATTTACCGTCACCACCAGGACCACGGAACAGCCACCAGCTCGCTATATTCTTGTACGGCTGGATTGTGTAACCCATTAGCTCACCCATGTGGCGGATCATGTCGTCGGTGTCGGGGAAATTACCGAATATACCTTTTAGCGTTTCCATAAATAGTGGGCATTCCGCTGAAGGATCATAATCCACGTTAAGGCAGTTAAGTAGATAACTACGATAGTTATGTGGTTTAAGAGTATGAGTGCCGTCTTTACCTAGCCATAGTTCTCCGTTATTACAGTTGACAACCGAAGGAGGTAGTTCTGTACGGTGAATACGATCCGTTAAGGTAGCTACTTGAATACGACTGAGTTTAACCGCTTGAGTTATGAGGCTGAGTTCCTGTACTTCCACTTTCATTTTCTGTTTTAGCTGAACCAGTACGTTTTGTATAAGTTTAGCTAAGAACTCGTCAGACATCTTCTTCCAGTGAGTGTTGTGGAAAGCCCATAGTATTCCATTAGGAGGACACGTTAGATGTTTACCACTGTTAAAAGTTTTCTCTAGAGTTTTCTGAGCTAATAACAAAGCTAGGTCGTCTACTATGCGAGCATCTAATTCTTTTAATAACTTATTGATACTAGATTGCTTTAATAGTTTCTTACCTAATAATATTTCCTGTGCTTTGGCCGACTCAAAACTACTAGCCGCCTTTATTAAGCGTAAACACTTCATCACTTCTTCTTGATTACTGGTAGGATGCAATCCATTAGCCGCTTGTATAGCGGAACCTTCAACTCCTCCCTCACCCGTTGGAGTGTGATACATATCGTCGATGTCTATTTCGGAAGCTGCATCTTTACCTTCTTGTAGTAACTGAGCTTCTTCGCTATCTTCTTCGTCTGTATCGTCAAGATTAGGTTGATTGCTAAACGCTAGTACCGCTTTAAGATTAGCGGCATCTTCACCTTGCCTTTCCAATTCTCTTATTAGAGTACCTATTGTTACGGCTACGTCCTTTTCCCACAATGATTCCCAACGAGCACGTATGGTCGATTCTTCATCACTGTACTTAGTGTCTTGTATCGACCATTCTACAAATTCATCGCATCCGTTACCGTCTGTGGCATGGTGAGCAGCACATAATAATGGGAACCAAGAATCATTGTCACTATAATCAGCAGGATCCAACTTCTCTAATATGAGTTCCTGCAGTTGCAAGCCGGACAACGCACCAGCTCCGCTAGTGTAGTCCGCTGACCTCTCGACTCTTGGTCTTTCAATTTTCTCAAGCACACTTTGGGGTACAGTACGTGGTTCTGCTTTGTGCAACCACTTGTAATATTCTCCCGAGGGATGTTTTGAACCCGCACACAGGACTTGTCTACCTTTTCTTTTAAATTCGACACCAGGATACTCCTCTAATGTTTCTCGTAAGTAACGATAATCTATTTCTTCAGGTAGCAAGCAGTATATATGATAGCCACTGCCACCCGTCTTGACCGTAGGAAGAGTTTCCATGAGTTCTTCCCAATCGAAGAATCCAAAAAGCTCTGCAATAAGTTCTTCGCATTCTTCACCTTTATAATTGCGCGGATCCATGTCCACTATCAATTCATTGGCTGGTATGCGGTAGCCTAAGTTAAATCCAGATTCTATCCAACTATTGTGTTTACCAGATGGATACTGTTTAGTAGTCCAGTCTGAATGCAGAGGGGTTTTCCCTCTTACCTTACCTTTTATTTGTTTGTTCCAAGTGTGTACGGGTATTAGATCAGCATTGCGTTCTAGATACACACTCAGTTGAGTCTTGTCGTATGACATAAGAGCGTATCCTATTATTTTAAATCAGGGCGTAATTCTATAGCTTTGAACTTTTCTCCTAGTATGGGGTGATCTTCTACTAACTTAGCTCCTTCTTTACTTATGCGCCCACGACTAACCCAACCCTGAGCCGTACTAGGTGATATCCCCAGCATTTTGGCTAAAAAGCTGTAGTTACCTGCTTCCTTTATTAATAGGCTGAGTTTAGCCTTGTGTTCTTTGTCTAGTGTTTCTTTAGTGAATATAAGCATTGTAGCTTCCTTATTGTGAGTATCGCGTTGAATTATGCGTTAAATAACACATCAAGTAAAGGGTTAATAATTAAATGGTAAAAGGGGTTGCTTTTTACAAAAGCATAACCCATAATGACCCCACTGGATAACACTGCTAAACAGATAACCAGTAAAACAGAGAAACATTACTTACTATTAATAAAGGAAACGACAAATGTCCAATACCAATTATGTTAATTATCAAGTGGCTTTATTACCTGAGAACGCTGCTCTCATCAATCAACTCAATGAACTACTTATTACAGGTTCTACCGTAAGCCCAAAGTCCGCAAAGACTGCCGAATCTGCAAATACTGCTGCACAGAAATCTTCTGTCGAGGATGTTGCCCCTGTTGCTAACGGAACAACTTTAGCTCAAGTCAAAGAAGCCGCTAAAGCCGCTAAAAAAGATCACGGTGAAGATTTTGCCATGTCCGTTCTAGACGCCAACGGTGTTAAAGAGGCTGTTAGTTTGGGTCGTCGCATGGCTGCAATTGAAGAGTCAGCTTACGACACCATTATCGCAGCTTGGCAAGCAGGACCTCAAGAATCAGATGATTTAGATGACGATTTAGATGACGACGGTTTAGGTGAAGAAACTGCTGATGTTTCTCCAGAAGCCGTACAGACCGCTTTGAAGGCTTATTCTAAAGAAACTGGTCGTGCTGAAGCTAAAGCTATTATGACTAAACATGGTGCTAAAGCATTGAGCGATGTTCTTAATTGTACTCCCAAACAACTAGCGGCTATGATGGCTGATTTAGTTTAACAAGTACATCTATAAACTGTTGAAGGGTTCCCTACCTGGAGGTAAGATGTAGACTCAGTTTCTAGTCTGAGTAACAAAACTAGGTTAACTCGTAAAGAACTCTATGAGACCGGAGTTCAGTAATCAACTGTTAGGTTAAGAGCCAAGCGTTCCGATAATCCTTAGAGTTCTTTCCGAGTTAAATAATAGTTGTAATTTATATAAAGATAGGTAATAATGATTCTATCTTAAACAGTGAAACAGGTTGCCAGTTATGAATAACAAACGCTTAATTGAAAAGATGAAGAAACTCTTAGCCATGTCTGAGGGTACAGCTAACGAACACGAAGCAATGGTAGCGACTAAACAGTTACATGCCATGTTAGCTAAACATAATGTCTCTATGTCTGATCTTAACGAACAAGAAGATATAGGTGAAGTTTATTTCACTTCTACATCACGCCCTTGGAAACGCTTAGTTGCAATGTACGTAGCTAAGTTGTATTTCTGTGAGTTCTATTATATCCATGGTGGTAGTAGAACTAAATTTGTATTAGTAGGTACGGAAGCAAATCGTACTTTCAGCACCCACATATTACAAATGATTTTCAAAACTGTGGAACGAGAATCTCGCAAACAATCTAAAGCTCACTACGGTAAAGAAGTTTGCTCTTTTGTGAATTCATTTTGGACAGGAGCTTCCAATCGTATAAGAGTAAGATGTGAAGAAATGATAGGTAACGCTAAAGAAGGCTCAATGGAAGATGAGGAAGGGAATAAGCTACCAGCGTTGCTTTCTGTTTACGAACAAAACGAAATACTGATAAACGATTTCATGAGTAATATGAGTTTGTCCACCAAGCCATTGAGAACCAAAGTAACGGATAAAGCTGGGCATGTTGCAGGAATTAAAACAGGTAACGAAGTCCAGTTATCACGTACCATACAAGGTAGCTCTTCACCTAAGTTGTTGGGGAATTGATATGAGTAAATACCCTGATAGTATAGCTCCTAGTTATTTCGTAAGAGAAACAAGAACTTATAAACAATGGTGTTCGGTAACAGTATGTAATGGTTGCGGATTAAGAGGTAAGTATGAAGATCAACATCCAGTAGACCCATGTACTAGATGCGGAGCCAATCAAATAATAGAAAAAGTAGGAAAATGGGTAGAAATTCCAGAGCCGAGGTGGGCTTTCTGGAGAAGACCTAACGGCACATGGCTATTGAGATCGGAGATTAACAATGAACATGACTGATTCTGACTGGGCTAAATGGCTACACGCCGATGGTGATCAGCTTGAGTTAACGCCTAGCCCTACCCAAACAAGAGACACTTACTACAAAGAATATCTGTATAAAGAAGGAAGAGGAACACCTAAAGCTCAATTCTTTATGACTAGCGAGGGCATAAACGGTAGTTACGGTTTCTGGTGTCCTCGTTCAGCTATTATCAGTGATAATGGTAATACGGTAGAGATATCTAACTGGTGCAAACTAACCGAAATTGAATATAATAGAGGAAATTAATATAATGTCAAATCTAATAGAAGATAAGTTCCATGCTCGTATAAGCCCTTCAGCTAGTAAACGCTGGATGACTTGTCCTGGTTCTGCTCGCTTAATAGAAGCTCTAAACATTCCTAACAAGCCAAGCAAGTTCGCAGCTGAGGGTACAGTGGCTCACGAAGTTCATGAGAAATGTTTATTCAACAATCAAGAAGCTAATGAATATATCGGTCAGACTTTTGAATCAGATGGTTTCAAATTCAAAGTAACTCAAGAAATGGCAGACGCAGTTCAAGAAAGTCTAGATTATATCCGTGAACGCATCACTGAAGCCGAAGACATGGGTATGCGAGTAGAAGTCTTAGTGGAAGTATGGGCAGATCTAAAATACTTAGGTATAGAAGGGTTAGATGGAGGAACTAGTGATGTAGTGTTGCTATTCTGGGAAGACGAATCTCTTATAGAAATAGAAGTAGTAGATTACAAGCACGGAGCAGGGGTAGCAGTAGATGTTACCAATAATACTCAGGCTCTACATTACGGCTTAGGAGTAGTAATGAATCCTGAGTTCAATGGTCAAGGTATTCCAGAAGGGATTACTATTACTATTAGTCAACCTCGTGCTCATCACCCAGAAGGTCGTATACGGTCTTGGAATGTTAGTAAAGAATACGTATTAAATTGGGAAGAGGAGGAATTGATACCCAAAGCTAAACGCTGTCATGATGAAGACGCTCCATTCGTACCTAGCGATGACGGTTGTCGTTTTTGTGATGCAGCAGGTCAATGTCCCGCATTATTCAAGCGCACTCAAGAAGTAGCTATGATGGATTTCGATGACGTAGAAGCTAAATTACCTGTAATAGAAACCTTAACTCCAGATCAGAAGAGATTCATAATGGATCACGCTGGAGCTTTACGCTCATTTATAGTAGCTGTAGAAAACCAAATAAAATTAGAAGTAGATAGCGGTTCTCAAGATTACTCAGGTCATTACAAGTTAGTACGTAAGACTACCCAGCGTAAATTGACTGAGGACGCACTTGATCCCGATTTCTCCCCTCTATTAGATTACATAGAGGAAGATGACATGTATACTCGTAAACCCAAAGGTATAGGTGAGTTGGAAAAATCAATTAAAGAAAAATTGAAATCTCAAGGCGTTAAAGGTTTCGTCAAGAAATCTAAAGAAATTATGGAAGAAGTAACTACCAAGCCTACTGGTGAATTGGTTATAGCTCCCGAATCCGACAAGCGTATGGGTGTTCAGCCTTCTATTGTCGGTGATTTTACAAATCTGGACTCTTAATAAACTTAAACAGAAAACAGGAAACAGTCTAATGGCTAAAATTATTTTACAAAATGTTCGTTGTAGTTATGTGTTCGTTAATGAGCGTCGCAAAAAAGACAATGGTGAGGAAGGTTCTTACTCAGTTCAAATCTTGTTGCGTAAAGACGACCCTCAAGTCAAGAAACTTAAAACGATGATTGACGAAACTCTCACTGCTAATTTTGGTGCTGACGCTACTAAGAAACGTGGTAAGTTTAAACTACCTATTCGTGATCCCGAATCTGAACACGAAGATAAAGATGGTGAAGAATACGAAGGTGTGTACTTCATGAATGCTAATTCTTCTAAGAAGAAACCCGGAATTGTGAATCGCAATAACGAACCTGCCGACCAAGACGACATTGAAGAATACTGCTATAGCGGTGCGTATTTCCATGTGTCAGTTAATGTTTATTCTTTCCCTGCTAAAGATGGCGGTAAACCAGGAATTGCGCTAGGACTTAACAATGTTATGCTACGCAAGAAAGGCGAACGTTTAGACGGTTCTGTAGCGGCGACTAGCGAGTTTTCAGATTTTGCTGAAGGAAGCGACTCTAGTTCAGAAGATGATGATTGGTAGGAGGAAGTAGTATTTCTTGGTGGTTTCGGCCACCTCGATTTATTTTAGATTTATTTTACGATAACGCTTGCTTTCTAATTAGAGATGAACAATAATGAATTCAACTTAAACAGAAAGACAGGAAAACAGCCATGAAAACATTAACAACTTATACCAAAAACCAACTTGAAGAAATGAAGTTAACTGAGATAACTGATATCAATAACAGCTTCGCAAATGAGTTAGGTCTTAAAATTACTAAGCGTTTCGCATCTAAAGATAAAGCTGTAAGCCGAGTAATGCAAAACCAAGATTTGTATTCCGAAGAATTTGCTGAGGAGCACAAAAAGAAAGCGACCAAGGCTGTAGCTAAGATTGAAACAGCTAAGAAAAACGAACAAGCCAAAGAAGATAAAATTCACAACCTTACCAAGTCGGCCAAAGTTATCAGCGTACTGGATAAAGGTAAGGAGTGTTCTATTGAGAATTCTTTGCATCACGGAATTTCTATTGGGGAAGATACCGTTGAAAAATTAGTAAATTACATAGTCAACAACCATAGACGCCCTCGTAGCGGCTTAGGTGTTGACGCTCAATATGCGACTCACAATATTAAGTGGTTCGTTAACAAAGGTCACTTGAAGTTGGAGGGGTAATATGTTTTACGCAATAGATTTTGATAGTCGTAAGGTGGAATCAAAAAGTGAAAATGAAGAGCTGTTAGCAGCTTATATATTGGACAATGATTTGTCTCAAGCAGTAGCTCTTATAGATAGTGCTGACGAATTATGTTTGCAATTCTCACTTAATGAAATGAACGAGTTGCATAAAAATATCTGCGAAACAGATGTAGCTTTGATAGATGACGAAGAATTATTAGCTGATGTAGTGTGGGAAATATTAGAAGAATCTAAAGATAACTTCCCAGATTTCACTCCCACACTTGGCAAGAAATTAATTAAGAATACTAATAAAGAAACATCTCCCAAGCCTAATAAGGCTAAGAAACCTAGTGAACCTAAGACTTCTAGTCCTCGTGTTAATTTAAACAGAGATGATCCTATTTGCGTCATAGAAGGCAAAGGAAAATCAGGTAGTATATTAAGTACTATCTTAACCGCTATTGATGATGACTTGTGCGAAACAGTAGGTGAGGTGTTAGATTACATAACAACTAATCACGTTATACCCAAAACTGGTGAATTAGCTGATGTTAAATTCGCTGAGCATAATATTAAATATTTTGTTAAGAAGGGTAATATAGCACTAGAGGAAGGATTATGAATATATTAATAACTCACTTCCAAATACAAGATTGGGGAGGCATAGTAAACTATAGCGAGTTTATGGCTCGTGGTTTAAAATCATTAGGTCACACCGTAAAGAGCGTCATGTTAAAGAATAAAGGCGTAACAGGTACACCCAAAACAAAAGATCGCAGTGACCAGCAAGGATGGGAATTCGGTGAAGGATTGGGATTATGGATGCACCAGAAAAATGGATGGGATGGGATGTACCAACTCAATTATTACAACGATAGATTGACTTGGGAAGAGTGGAGTTCTGAATTCGACCTAATACTCCATCATATATCTGTGCCCACTTGCTCCAAGGCGACCAAAGGAGATGATCAGTGGATTAAAATATTCAATCAATCCTTTGCTAGTCAGTTGGCGGTAGTACATGATGGCAACATGAAAAAACTCTATCCTCACATATTGAATATATGCGATAAGATAGACGGTGTTGTATGTGTTCACGATGCAGCTTTTCATTCTTGTGAAGAACTACCTATTCGTAGAGCATTCATACCTAATCCTCATGAACAGAAAGACTGGATAAAAAGCATCTCTAATCGTGATGATGCTTTTGTTTCTTTACAAACATTTAAGAGATGGAAACGTGTTGACGATCTAATACGAGCTATACCTTATATGGATGATTTTTCGGATAAATATATCTGCGGAGGTGGTATAGAATATCATTATATGACTTCCAAAGAAAAAGTCAAACCCTGTTATTTAGAGGAAGACGGCTCCCGTATATGGGAAAACGCTTTATCTAGTGGAATGGAATATTTAGGCTACGTAACCACCAGTAAGAGAGATGAACTATTAGCCGATGTAAAACTATTGATAGATCCTAGTTGGTCTTTGAATTATTCTAAATTAGGTTGCCACTTCAATAGAGTTATGGTGGAAGCAATGGCTCAAGGTTGTATTCCTGTTTGCACCGATTTAGCCATGAAGAATAGTTTCTTTTTCAAAGCAGGTATAAATTATATAGAAATACCTTATAATAGTAGTCCTCAGGAATATGCTAAAATAATAGATGAAGCTATGAGTAATGAAGAGCTACTAAGTAATATTCAAGAAAACAATTTAAAATTAATGGAAGCGTTCGACAAAGTTAACGTAGCCAAAGCTATTATAGAATTTAGTGAAAGTAATGGCGGTTCAATAGGTATCCCATCTGAAAAATTAATAGCAGATGCGGCTCGTAAAATGGAACACTTTGATGACTTCTAATATTAATAACGATTTGTTAGATTCTTTTTATTGGTGGATAGAAGAGAGACACAAGATATATCTCCGCAGATTAGCAGGTGAACCTAAGCCGTGGACACAAGATACTATCATGCAGGATTATAAGTTCTGCAATGTGTTTCGTGAACTAGATACCACTACTATCTGGATCAAGGAAAACATTAGAGATCGTTGGGCTGACCATCCTTATTTGTGGTTCGCTTTATGTTTAGCTAGGAGAATAAACCTAATAGATACTATGGTGGATTTGGACGATTTACTGGTTAATTGGGATGCAGAAAAAGCTCATTCTATATTGAACAATCGTAAAGATTCAGACAAGCGTATATACAACGGAGCTTACATGATCACCACTGGTGGTCGTAAAGTTCCGAAGAACGAAGACACTTGCTGGAATATATTAGAACCTTTATGGGCTAAGCGAGAAGAAATAACAAATACTCTAAAATACATAAACAGTATAGAAAGTGCGTTTTATATTTTTGCTAACGGTCATGTCGGATATAGTAATTTCTTAGCTTACGAGATAGTGACCGATATGAGACACACTAAATATCTGAGAGAAGCTACCGACATTTACACATGGGCTAATGCAGGACCTGGAGCGGTTAGAGGTTTGAATCGCTTACATAATAGGCCGTTAAACAGTAAAATAAAATCTTGCCAAACCAATGCAGAAATGCAACAATTACTCATAGACAGTGACTTATATCTCGATAATGGTTTCCCAGTTTTGGAAATGAGAGATATAGAACATTCTCTTTGTGAGTTTGATAAATATCAACGAGTAGGAACCGACAAAAGTTTCTTACGTCAAAAATACAACGGAAGAGGTTAATATGTTAGTGATTAATGCAGATAACGTGAATGATGCTTTAACTCAAGGTATCGCTATTATGTGTGAACACGGAGAACCCTTAAATAGCCGAGCAGGGCAAACTCTAGAAATACCCATGCCAGTAGCTACGGTCTACCGCAAACCTTGGGAGAGAGTACTAATTAGTAGGGTTAGGGATGCTAATCCTTTCTTCCATCTTATGGAATCTTTATGGATTTTGGCTGGTCGCAAAGATGTTAAGTTCTTAAGTGAATTTAACAAACGTATGAGCGAATATAGCGACGATGGTAAGGTGTTCAACGCTCCATACGGATACCGATTACGCAATGGCATAGGTTACGACAACGATCAACTAGCTACCGTAATACGTACTCTCAAAAACGACCCTAACAGTCGCCAAGCTGTTTGTCAAATATGGGATGAAGAAGATTTACATAGACAGACTAAAGATAAAGCCTGTAATATGCAAATCGTATTTCGCATTAGATCTGGTTACTTGTATATGACCGTTAATAATAGATCCAATGATATGGTCTGGGGAGCTTACGGAGCTAACGTAGTTCAGTTCAGCATGATACAAGAATACGTAGCTGCTCATTTAGGATTACCATTAGGTACTTATACGCAAGTCAGTAACTCATTCCACGTATACACTGAAGGTCCCGGAGGTGAAGTTTGGGACAGATTGATAAACAACTTCGAGTTGCATGAATCGCCTTACGACAATGTAAATAATGCTACTTATATGGTTGAAGAAGACATGGATGATTTTGAATATGACTTAAAACAATTCTTCAATATTTACGATGAATTTGGATTAAAAGAATTAGGAGAAATGAATTGTTGGAAGTCCCGTTATTTCAATGGTCTCATTTTACCTGTACTATGTTGTTATTTAGTACATAAATCTAGCGGTGCAAATCATGCTATTAACTATTTAACCCATATTGTAGCTGACGATTGGCATTTTGCTTGCCGAGATTGGTTACTTAACCGAGTGAAATCATTATGAATATTAAAAACATATTAAATAGTGGGGGAGTGGTTAGATTCCATCAGCAAGTAGGAGTCACTAAACAACAGAACTCAGAACATCAATGGGGAGTCGCGCTAATAGTTCAACACCTTAACCCTAATTGTTCTAAAGATTTAATATTAGCGGCGTTAACTCACGATGCAGCTGAATCTTACACTGGAGATAGCCCTTTTCCAGTTAAGAAAGATCACCCAGAATTAAGTGCTATTTTACGCAAACTAGAAATGCAATGGGAAAAAGAAAACAATATTAATTTTAATCTAACTGATGAAGAAAAAGTAACATTAAAACTAGCTGACTCATTAGAGGGTATGTGGTATTGTTTGCAAAGATATAAGTGTGGAGAGAAGAACGCACTAACACCTTTTACCGCATGGAGAAAATTTATATGCCGCAATTTCACTTTGGATAACACGTATCTATTCCATTCATTAATCCAAGAAATGGAGGAATTATAATGGAAGCTAACGATTATCAAATAGGTGGGAACCATTACTCAGATACAGAAATTCAACATTGGGATTTTACTATGTTGAATCAACTGAATTATTTACTAGGTTGCGCTACCAAATACGTCATTAGATGGAAGAAGAAAAACGGAATTGAAGATTTACGCAAGGCGGTTCATTATATAGCCAAAGCTGAAGAACAATGTGCTTACCATTATAAATTCGAGATACATAGTAAGTTGATGATTATGAACAAATCTTATATAGAATTTATAAATAGTATAGGAAATGATGAGAAAGATATAGTCATTAAAATACTTCAGAATAATCTATCTGGTGCTCAACATTCATTGGGCGAACTAATATCAGACATAGAGTTCGCTCCTGGTCGCACCTATGTAAATCCCGATCTTTGAGGTAATTATGTTATTATCATATAATAAGTTAGTAGAGCTAATAGAGTTAGGCGTGATAAATGCTCCATTAGAAAATGTGAATGGTGCTTCTATAGACATAACTCTATCCGACACAGTAATGATAGAGGAAGTCACTCCAGCTAGAAAATGTGTGGATTTAAAAGATAAACATAATATAAAGATGCACGAGTTTATTATGGATAAGGGTTCTTGTTTTCATCTGCATCCTAATCAATTCTTATTAGCTTCTTCCAATGAAGTGTTCAACCTACCTAATAACATAGCTTGTGAGTACAAGTTAAAGAGTTCCTTAGCTCGTAATGGTCTTCAGCACATGTTAGCTGGTTGGTGTGATCCAGGATGGAACGGTTCAACATTAACATTGGAATTTAAGAATGTTACCCAATTCCACACATTGGTATTAGAACCAGGAATGAAGATAGGACAAATGGTATTCTTTGAATGCGATCCCGTACCAGAAGAGCATTCTTACGCAAGTAAGGGTCAGTATAACGGGCAGACTTCCACAACTCCTAGCAAAGGATTGAGATAATGGATTACGAAAAAGTAGTCACTTTAGATATAGAATGTTATCATAATTATCTGTTGGTTATGTTCCGTAAGGTAGTAGGTGGTAATATTATTTATTTTGAAAAGTTCAACGATTCAGAACTGAATATCAAAAACATATTGCATATCCTATCTAAATACACTTTAGTAACTTACAACGGTCTTAAGTATGATATGTGCATTTTAGAAGCCGCTACCGCAGGATTTTCTAACGCCTCTATAAAGAAGATAAACGATTCTATTATACCCAGCGATGAGGATAAGAAAGCTGGTATAATAGGATTACAACCTTGGCAAGTGAGAAAACAATTCGGTATAGCAGCGTTGAAGGTAGACCAAATAGACATAATGGAAGTCGCTCCCTTACAAGCTACCTTGAAGATATACGGTGGTCGTATCCATTGTCCTAAAATGCAAGACTTACCGATAGAACCTAGCGCAACAATTGAAGAACATCAGTTGCCAGATATGCGTAAATATTGTGGTAATGATAACGAAGTAACCGCTCTACTGTTAATGCACATGGAGCAGGAATTAAAACTACGTCAATCTATGAGCGATGAGTACGGAGTAGATTTGAGATCTAAGTCTGACGCTCAAATAGCCGAGTCAGTTATTAAATGTGAAATGGAGAGCAGATACGGTATCACACCTAAAAGAACAAAAGTAGATACTGGTACTCAATATTACTTTCAATGTCCTGACAATATAGTTTTTCAAACGGAATTACTAAAAGATGTTAAAAGGCAATATACTTCTTTACCTTTCACGGTAGGTAAAAGTGGTCACGTAGAGTTCAATTTTGAAATGAACGATACTGATAGATTCAAATCAGGGAAGCGCAAAGGTGAATTACCAGATAAGAAAAGTAAATTGCAATTCACAATCGGTTCTACCAAATATACAGTAGGGACAGGAGGCATACATAGTTGTGAGAAATCTATTCGTCACACCAATGAGCATCATATATTACGGGAGTGGGATGTTGCTACATTCTATCCTCGTATAATTCTCAATAATCGTTTATTCCCTAAACATATTGGAGAACCTTTCTTAGATATTTACGAATCTATTGTAAATAGAAGGTTGGAGGCCAAAACAGAAGCTAAGAATGATAATAACACTCAAGCTGAAAAAGAAGATTACGCTGTTGTGAACGAAAGCCTGAAAATTACTATCAATGGTTCTTTCGGTAAGTTCGGTAGTAAGTGGTCGTTCATGTATTCCCCAGACCTAATGATGCAAGTTACTGTAACAGGCCAGTTATCGTTATTAATGTTGATAGAGAGATTAGAGTTGGCAGGTATATCGGTAGTCAGTGCTAACACTGACGGTATAGTAGTTAAGATACCTCCGGAAAAAGAATCCTTAGCTAACGAGATAGTAGAAGACTGGGAATTTGAAACTAATTACGACATGGAAGCTAATGAATATTCCAGCTTAAATAGTAGAGATGTAAATAATTATATAGCAGTGACTACTAAGGGTAAGTTCAAAGGTAAAGGAGCGTACTCGGATCAAAGAGAACATTTTTACAGTTTGAGAAGTAACCCTGCTAATGATATTTGCACGGAAGCTGTTAAGGCGTTTTTGAAAGACGGAACCTTACCTATAGAAACTATAATGGCGTGTAAAGACGTAACTAAATTTCTAACTTTGAGAACTGTAAACGGTGGAGCAGTATACGAAGGTCAGATTATCGGCAAGGCTATCCGCTGGTATTACGGCTGTTACGAGCTAGATATGATACGTTATAATACCAATGGTAATAAAGTTCCTCGCTCAGACGGAGCAGTACCTCTAATGGATTTACCAGAAAAATTTCCAATAGATATGGATTACGATTGGTACGTAAACGAAGCACACGACATTCTCAAGAAAATAGGTTACAAATAATCAGCTATTAGGCTTTACTTTTAATGGGGTATAGCCCATACTGACTCTACTGGTTAATAAGGCCAGAAACTTTAACCGAACTTAACAGGTGATATTATGTCGGAAGCACAAAACCCAGAAACAAAAACTCTTAGCAAATCTGAGCAATTGAAGCAAATTAACGCTGATAAAAAAGCCCTTGCCGATAAGCAGAAAGCTCTACGTGAAGAATTGAATGAATCTAAAGCTGAGCGTATTGCGGCTCGTAAAGTTCAATCTGAAGCTCGCAAGGCAGTACGTGAGCAGAAAGCTGAACTTCGTGATATGGCTGCAAAAGTTTATTCGACTTTCTCAGATGGCGATGCTAAAGCTGTTGAAGCGTTGGCAGACGGAGTAATGGAAGTAGCTAGTGAATTAGCAGCTACCATTCGTAAGTTCGCTAAAGCATCTTCTGAACTAGAAGAGTTGTAATAGTGAATGTCTACTTCAGAGTTCTTAACTCGCGCTACTAAAACATTAGCTAAAAAGTTAGAAATAAAAGAGGTAGACATTGAAGATAAGTATTGCAAGTACGCTAAATCTAAACGCTGCGTAGCTGTAAAACTTATCTTCCTAAATAAAAAGGGCTTTCCCGATAGGACTACACTATGTCCTAAAGGTAGAGTCCTTTTTATTGAGTTCAAGAAAAAAGGTAAAACTCAATCTCCAGTACAAATAGTCGTACAGAAATTACTGGAGTCTTTAGGCTTTGAATATTATGTATGTGACGAAATAGGTCAGGCCGAAAAACACTTAGATGAGTTCTTAGAATGGCAATAAAATGGGAACCTCACAATTATCAGTTAACCGCTATATCCTTCTTAATTTCTAATCCTCGTTCTGGATTATTCTTAGATCCAGGTTTAGGTAAGACTTCCACCAGTTTAGCAGCAGCCAAAATATTAATAAACAGTGGGGAAATAAAAGGTACATTAATGATTGCTCCTTTGCGAGTAACTTATAGCGTTTGGCCTAGCGAAATAGAAAAGTGGATTAATTTTAATAGTCTAAGTTGTACCATATTACACGACGACAATAAGAGCTCGTTATGGAACAGCGATAAAGATATATACTTAATAAACCCTGAAGGATTACCTTGGCTCCATAAAGAACTATTGAACGGTTTGAAAGGAGGCAAGAAATGCCCCTTCAATACTCTTTGGATAGATGAGAGTACTAAATTTAAATCTCACGAATCTAAGAGATTCGAACTACTATGCGATATGTTACCTCTGTTCAAGCGTAGGCATATAATGACAGGTACTCCTTCTCCTAAATCTCTATTGGATTTGTGGTCTCAATTGTATATATTAGACGAGGGTAAAACACTAGGTCATAATTTCCATAAGTTCCGTGCTAAATATTTTCAGTCTGAGGACTGGGATAAATACAACTGGCAAATAAAAGATTTCTCAGCAGAAAAGATACACGAATTAGTAGCTCCTATGGTATTGGAGATGTCCGCTACCGATTACCTAGACATGCCTGATTTGTTGTATAACGACATTCTAGTAACTTTGCCACCCAAAGCCGAAAAACACTATAAAGAAATGGAGAAAGAATTCTTCATAGAGTTAGACGGAATGGAAGCTTCTGCAGAAGCCGCTGCTCAAGTTAGTATGAAGTGTCATCAGATAGCCAATGGTAATGTATATGAAGATATTCCAGACAACCTTGACGAAGATGAAATAAAAATATTCAGGCGTACTCGTAAAACAATACACATACATAACGCTAAATTAGAAGCCCTAGCTGATTTAATAAACGAACTTAATGGTAAACCTATATTAATAGCTTATCATTTTAAGCACGATTTAGAAGCTCTCAGAGGCTTGTTAGGTGACGACGTACCATATATAGGTAGTGGGGTTTCCCCAGTTAAAGCTAAGGAACTGGAAGTAAAATGGAACGCAGGTTTAATACCAATATTGTTAGGTCATCCCGATGCTATGGCTCATGGTTTAAACTTCCAAGAAAGCGGTAATGATATATGTTGGTTCAGTTTAACTTGGAATTTAGAGAACTATATTCAATTTATAGCTAGAATATGGAGGCAAGGTGTTAAGGGTAGGGAAGTCAGAGTACATCACATAATAGCTAAAAATACTACTGACGAAGCTATGATTATGAGATTAGGAGAAAGAGCTGAAAATCAAGAGGACTTAAGACAAGCCCTCAAGAGATACCGATTAAGAAGTAACCAATAATATAAAATCTTTACCAGCTAACTCTCTTCTCATTTTATTAAGTCCGGACTTAGATCCTAATACCGCAGGTAATCCTCCTAACACTCCATGCCTAGAACCTACTATGGTGCATCCCCTACTATGTTTTACCAAGTTACCTTGATGCCACAATATACCAGATCTATTTGGGACATTGATAACGTGCCATACTCTTTTATATTTACCACTACCTGACCTAGCTAACCATTTAACCATATAAAAACCTTCTGGATAACAAGATATATTACTCTTGTTATCTAACCAAGGTCTTTCTATGGTTTTTATTTGGTTGCCGCTAGGTAATGTTACAGTAGCTAGAGTGCAATCCTTTTTATATTTTCGGTGCAGAGTTACGACGGGATACATAATAGAAAGTCACCACGCTAGATACTGTGAATGATAAGGTTGCAAATAAACCCAGTAATATTTCTTTACCTTCTTGAGCTGTTAGATCTCCTGAAAATTCTTTAAAAGCCCATATAAGCATAGCAGTAAATAGAGCTGAAGCCCAAACTGCTAATGAAGGTCTAATAGAAGCTCTGAAGTTGTCCATCCAAGAAGAAGTATTTAAATTAGCGAACTCAGCAATAGTAGCTTTACCCAATGTTTCTTGATGAGAAACTTCTATCTCAGCTTCAGATTCAGTCATCACTTTTTCTATTTCTAAGCGACCTCCCTTTTCTAGCATAGCTAGGGAATGCTCTCTTTCAGCTTTATCGTTAGCGTACTCAGCAGCGTCTCTTTCCAATTCTATACGAGCCATCTCTACTCGTTCTTTACGTTCTTGGCTCTGTTTAAACAAACCGAAAAACCCACCTAATAATCCCCCACCAGCTCCAGTGGAAAGTGCTGTTAATATGCTTAATATCATTTTAAATACCTCTCGTTGAATTGTTTACCTTGCATTAACTCTACATCGTATCCCATATCTAAAAGTTTATCTATTATTGTGCCTCCGTCTTTTCTCATACCTAAGTTCAAATCAATTCCTATTGATTTTAAAGACTCGTCTACCGCTTCAAAACAATATAACTTTTGAGCAAAAGAAACACCTAACCACCAAAATACTAATCCTAGTGTGTCGTATCTAACACCTAAATTATTAGTAATCCAGATGCTCGGATCACCTTCTATTTCACAAACCGCTACAGTTCTAGTTTCTACCACTCCTTCACATTCAGAAAACTCACCTTTAATAAAAGTAGTATCGTACAACTTACCTTTGTTCCAAATTGCTCCGTGGCTATAACCTGCTCCAGTTACTAATGAACATATTACACTGAAGAAAGTTTTATTAGATTCGTAAATTACTACTTTCATTGTTATCTCCTTATTGGAAAAAGCTAAATCGGAAAGGTATCCAAGTTGCTTCGAATAGGCTTAAATTTTCAGGGCTTAATGTTAGTACGCTACCGTTAGAGAATTCAAAAGGAATAGGGTTACCAGCAACTATAAAGTTCCTAACTGAGCTCAAACCCCATTGGTCTTCTTTCAAAGCACTACACATTATACCTTGGAATTCAACTCCCAAATACATAAGTTCTGATCTACTTAGTTCGGAAACTACATAGGGTAATATTTCCGCATTACCTCTACCTACTTCGTCCAATACATTGTTGTAAGCCCTATGACCCACAACAATGGTTTCTCCTGAAGGACTCAATAAGTTTCCAGATTCTAAGGTTATATACGTTACCACAATCAACTCCTTGTTAAATACTGAAGAATCCAGCTCTAAATGGGACCCAAACAGCTTCAAAGTCAGACAAGTTTTCAGGAGTCAATAATAATGTGTTGCCGTTCATAAATTCAAACGGAATAGAATTACCAGCTATTATAAAATCTTTGATAGCGTTTAGACCCCACATGTCTTCTTTTAATGCACTACACATGGTGTCGTTGAAGTTAATACCAGACATCATTGCTTGCTTTCTCAACTCCTCGACTGTTGGATCGGGAGGCGAATTATTAATAGTAAGCTGATCATAAAATTCTTGCTCTGTTATTTCAGTCAAACTCGTATGGTTCTCAACAATAGGATCAATAAATAATTCATCTTGTGCGTTTTTGTAGTATTTCATCATCTTACCCTCTATCTTAGTTCGTACCATGAAACCGAAGATCCTGGTACAGTAATGCTGTAAGTGCTACCAGCAGGGACGATTACAGAGTGGGAGGCTGTAAAAGAGCTACCCCCATTATCAGCAATCGTACTAACTGTAAGGCCATCAACAAGCATCACATTAGTTCCAGTCGACATTAATCTAGATATAACAACCATTATTGCTTGGCCTGTTGTGTTTGTGTATGTTACTCCTGCAGTCCTACTCGCTGTTACATCAACCCAGCTCTGACCACTTCCTATTGGACCTGCTATAATTTCACCGCTTGATGCAATCTCAAATGTAGGGGAACTCCATGTTATTATGGTATCTGCCACCCCCGACACCGTTGAAACATAAAAAGAAATAGTACCCGCTACAGAAACGCCTATTCTTGTTGCATATCCCGCTGTTTTAAATCGCCAGTCAACTCCATCATAGTAGAAGTTAAATCCCAATTCCCCGTTAGAGATACCAGACGCTAATGATAAGATTTTTAAATCAACACCTGTGTATGATTGCCATCCGTAAAAATTATCCGCAATAGCCATATTACCGTTATCGTCAATAGCCACAATGCTATTTTGTAATTTTCCGTTTACCCCGTTGAACCTTGCTATAGCATTGTCCGAAGACGCGAGCAATGGGTTCACATTAGCCCAATCAGTAGGGCTAACGCTAGGCTCATTAGTAGGGTCGCCGCCAGATAATAGCTCGTAAACTTTACTATCTACTGTAGACCTTGCCCACGCACCTTCGGGGTAAGGTGTTGCTGTATCCCACTGCATAATCCCATACTCATTAGCATGAGCTAAGGCTTGGGTGAACAATTGCTGTAAGAAGTTAAAATTTTCAAAAGGTGGGATCTCAGCCGTCCAACCTGCATCGAACTTACCAGGACTAGTTACGTCAGGATCTTCAATATTGGATGGAGGTGCTCCTTCTGCCCATACCCTGTTTAAATCAGGCTTAGTAGTCATTCTTGTTTCCTCAAGATATAATGGATGAAAATTTACCGCCTATTGACGGATCGTTAATTGAGCCGAACCCCTTACTGGTAGGAATTCCTCCAAATCCAAACGCGGATTCAGACTCGTATTCTTGGTATCCTACTCCTACTCCTGCTACTTTAGGAACTAAATCCGTATTCAATAAAAATGCTTTTTCATTAACAGTTAACATTCTACCGAATTGAACTGTATAGTGCATAGCACCGTCTGTAATTATGATTTGCTCAACTTCAAATAAAAATTTGAAAAAACTCAAGGTTTCTGGTAAATTCGGGTTTATAGAGTTTTTGATAATCCTAGCTCTAATGTACAAGCGATATTCTTCGTCAGTTAATTCCCTATTACCAGTTGTAGATTCTTCTTTACTTCTAAATCTACCGCCCAATGAAACATTAGAAACACTACCAAAAGAAGAAGCACCGCTATTAGGTGCAAATCCAAAATAACTAATTATTAGAGCGTCAACTAATATCCTAGGTTGACCTACAATAGAACCTATTATATCTAAGTTGATTCCTTCGGCAGTGTCTATCCAACGATCAGTCAATAGGCTTCTGAAAACTCCCTCAAGAGAATCTGATTCCAATAAAAGAGCTTTAATATAACTTATTAAGTTTGTGGACTCTTTAAATTGAGTAGCTAATCTACTCTCAGCTAACTCTTTATGATCAATAATAGATGACATTTATGAGTTTACCGTTATGTTGGCTACGGTGAAATTAGAAACTTCCGATATAGCTATGTTTATGTCTGAGGTTTGATCAGCAGGATAACTAGTTTTAATGAACATGCTATCCACAGTGTGTCCAGGTACGTTGTTTATAGGAGTATATATTTCAGAATGAATCACGTTATCTCCTAAGAAAAAACCTCGACCTTCTATCAAATTACCTTGAGCGTAATCCACAATAGCTTGTTTAATATTAGCATCCCCATCTGAGGGATAATTGGAGAAAGTAGTTAAATTGACTTCCACATATATGTCTATTTCATCAGGTCTAGAAAAAGATACGTTATGTACTATACCTTGATCGTCATTCACAGGTACACTAGTAGTCCCAAACGAAGTGACTCCTAATGTCTTTTTAACAAAAATAGCATTGGCAATATCTTCGTCTTCTCCTCCAACAACTATAACGTGTATAGAGTGATCGGGTAGACCATTGGCGTCCGGATTAATATTAGTGTCGTTCTCTAACACCGTAGTTTGAGTAACTCCAGGGACTGATCTAACTTCTGCAAATATAGCATCCACTAAGGCTTGAGCATCTCTAGCTACGGATCTAGCTCGTCTAGCTCTAAATTGCACATCAGTTTCTTCTTCCGTCCCTTCTACAGCATCTGAAACATTAGTAACAGAATCCCACCCAGAAATAGGAGTATCTATATTTGTAAGAGTACCTGCTACCGCCGATATCACTCCTGTATCCACTGCATTGGCGATAACCGTTACAGAACCTCCAGAAGGAATAACAACTTCCGATTGAGTGCTAAATTGAACATTAGTATCCGAAGTAGATATTAAGCTACCTTCAGGAATTATGGTAGATTGAGTTCCAGATAGAGTTAATAACGCAAAAGAAGAACTAGCTTTCAGTCTTATCAATCCGTTAAGTTGGTAAAGATTATCTTGAGTGACCCCTGTTACCGCTGAAGGATTAAAAGCATTATAAGATTCCTCAGCTATTTCCCAAAGATTAGCATTGGACTCAGATATAACGCCGTTTATTTGACCATCTGGGGATTCTGGAGATACGTTAAAATTAGTACCGAATATAGATTTAACTTCAGAGTTTAAATCTTCTAATATACGATCTAATCTTTTCCTATTGAATCCTGTATTAGATATGCCGAACTCAGACATTGATGGTCACCTTTTCATTATCTATAGTGCCGTAAGTAGTTTCTGCAGAAAAAGAAACAGTAAGTAATCTAGAAGACTCACCTTGGTAATCCATAGAAAATTCCAATAATGATTCTACTTCAGGAGTGCTCAATATTTTAGCCTTAAATATAGACTCAATATTAGCTAAGTTCGCAGGTTTTGTAAATACTTCTTGGAAATAAGGAATTCCCGATTCCAAATCCAAAAACCATTCTTCCATGTAAAATAATAATCTAGTCCTAACGTGCTGAACCGTTTCAGCTCCTTCGGATACTAATTTCAAAGAACCGTTCTCTATTACTAGATCATTGTTGGAATTTAAAGCTCTACCTATCATGACTGAGGTACTCCTGTAGGTTCTTGGGTGTCCCCGTCTGAATCATTGGGTTGATCGTGATAATGAATGTCGAATATAACTCCGTTAATGTTAAACTGACCGTTAGCTTGGAGCTCAACGAATCCGTTGGAGTTTTGCATTTTAATTGAAGAGTCCGGTTTAATAGAAATCACTGCTGATCCATCGTCTTTCCTCAATTGTAATTCAGAATTACTATAGTTTTCAATTTTATTAGGTATGGAAGAAAGACCTACTATCGCGGTGGCGTCACTTAATGAGTGGAATCTCTTACCTAAAGGTTTAGAAACTTTGCCAGTGTTGTGCCAGTTATCTATAGATCTTTCTGAGAAATTTAACAAACACTCATCACCTTTAGCGACAGGCAATGTTATAGAATAACCTCCTCCTCTAGGGTATATAAAAGGCACATTAATAAGAATAGGTAAGTCGGTGGGTACTAGTATTTCTTTGTCACCGTCTCTAGTTACAAATATCCTACGTATAGCAGGTTGGACAGTTAGAGTCTGATTGCTAAAATCCACAGACTCTATTATTCCAGGCATAGAAGTGTGAAGTTCTTTCATCCTCGCTTCTATACCGTTTTTAATATTAGAAGCCAACGTAGATAAGTTTTCTTCTTTACGCATTTATAGTCCTACCTTTGCTTAACGAAAACCAATCTTTCTCTCTTGAGTCACCTTTGAATACGACTTCTTGAACCTTGTATAATCCTTCTGCATCTGTCTTTTTTATCTTCCTAAAAGACAAGTTAGCCAACTGTACAGCCGCATTGGTAGACTCTATTTTGAATGCTCTGTTGGGCAACATATCTGGATTTAATAGTGTTCTAACATCAGCACCTATTTCGGTTATTGTTGGAGAGCCTATCATCCCTGTGGAATTACTAACCAGTATAGCTTCGTCATTCTTAATAGGGTCTTCTATTGGAGTGATTACTATTTGCTCATTCTGTATACTCCAGTTGAATGCGTATTCTTCAGCAAAATTATCCATTATATCTTTAGAAGATCCAGACAACGATTGACCTCTCAATTTGTCTGCAACATTAGGAACACCTTCTACAGAACCTATTGTTAGATTTTTAAAAGTCTTAATGACTTCTTCCACCGCAGACTTGATAGTTACGTTGGAATTGAATGTCTTATTGAATGTAGAGTTCTGCCAATCTCTTTCCCCATCACCAGCGTAAACAGTAGCAATACTATCTACTCCAGATCTACTTTTGAATGCGTTTCTTATCTCACCTTTAAACAATAGTTTTAAATTACCTTCGTATCCCGCATTGAATATTATTTTAGCGTATTTACTATTTATGGCCGACAAAGTTTGAAAATTAGCATTGTATATGTTTATCTTAAATAAATTGGGGTAGCTCAGCAAGCTCTTGGTTATTTCGAAATTAACTCTCAAATTAGATATAACTCTTGCTTCCCCATTATCGGGAATTATAGTCAACTCGTAAGCTCTTTTATATTGCCTACCCATTGGAAATTTCTTCTTCGGTTAATATGAATATCTTCGCAGAAATTCCCAGATCTATGTCTGGGTCTAGAGAGGAGTTTTCTAGATTGATAACATAAGCGTTAGATATACCTATATTGTATTGACCGAAAATATCTATCCCTCCTAATAAAGACACTCCTCCAACTATGTTAATCCCCAAACTAGATAAAGATATAGTCCATATACCAGTTCTGGAGTTTAACATTACCACGCAATCGTAAGTTGTTTCTCCTAAGATTATAGAGAATGACTGTTCTGGCTCTGAGTTTAATGGTATTTCAATCATATCAACCTACCCAGTCTAATACTGATTTCAATACAGACTTATTAGTAGTTTCGTCAGGTGTCTTACCTTCTTGCCTACCTCTATTGTCTGCTGAAGAACCTTGAGTTCTAGTAGATCCCGATTTTAATCTTTTAGGATCTAGCTTTATAATCTTAGATTCAGTTATTATAGCTTCTTCTAACGAGATATTCATCAGTACTATTTTGGAAGTGTCCTTGTCCTGAGTAGTGCCTAAATTGGTTATCATCATGTTCTTGTATAGCTTTAACTTAGTTTGCACATTTATAGGTTCTAGTTGTTCCATCAATTGTTCCATGGCGTTATATGCCGCATTACTACGGGTTAAATTGCCGCTAGTGGCTGTTCCAAATAAGCCCGTTACCAAATCTATTATTTGACCAAAAGCCGCTGAACCTAAAGGAGTGTCGCTAACTTGAGCTATAATATTTAGCTTTTTAGGCTCTATTATAGCATGGTCGGTTATGTCAGCTCCTAACTCTATCGGGTTTTTAGTGAGCCTAACTTGATTACTATGAGTTTCACTTATAACCGCGTCTAACTCTATACCACCTATAGACTTCTTAGTTCTTATAAATAAATTTTCAAAAGCCATATTACTGATCCACCGCGCTATTTAGATCTTGAGAAGTTTGCTGGAAAACATTGAACACGGCATCAGCTATGTTCTCAGCTGTGTCAGCTCCTCCTTGAATGAGTATCTCAACTTTATCAACTACTGTGGAGGCTCTATTAGATATGGAATTGCCTAGTTCGGGTATAGTTCCGCTACCGTCTGCGTTGTATATACCAGTCACGTCTCCTAAAAATCCAGGGAGATTAGAAGCTACTTCTTTAATGTTATCTATGGAGAACTTATCAAATAGGTCTATTATTTGAGACCATCCATCGAATATCATGTTGGTTAAATCACCAATAGTGGCGAACAATGCAGCGATAACTTTTATTTCGTCAGCCCACTTAGGGTACTTTTCTAACATTTCTCCTATGAAACTTTCGCCTCCCTCGAAAAATACCTTAGAATCTTCTACCAGAGCTACAAAAGCTAAGGCTATAGCTCCTATTAGGGTAGGTAATAATACCGCACTAGCGTTAAATAAGAGCATCCCTTTGACCAATTTGAATATCAACGCACCCATTATAGTCAAATTAGAAAGTAACTGGAAAGTTAGAAAACTAGCTACCGCTAAGGCCGCTAGTTTAAATGCCTTGGCTAAATTCTCTACCCATTCTGGTAATCGCTGTTCTATCAATTCTCTATTGGATTTCCACCAATCAGTGAATGTGTTTACTAAGTCGGTGAGTACGGGTGCTAGTTGACGGCTTATAGTTCTGGATACTTGTTTGGTTATAGCCCACAAATCGGTAAGTGAGTCTTGGAAATCCGCAGCTATTTTAGCATCTTCGGCAGTGGTTACTCCTAACGCTTTAGCTTCTTTTATTAATTCTTGTATTGCTTCTGGACCCTGCTGAAGCAATCTAATAGAACCTCTTAAACCTAGCTTGTCAGCTAGTTCTATTTGTTTTGCCCTACTAAGACCTTGGAATCTTTGAGAAACTTGAAGTAGTAAAGAGCTGAGAGGTTTCAATTCTCCGCTTACTCCAGTTGCAGATATGCCTAATATACCTAATGCTTCTAACGCACTACCTGTTCCCCTAGCCGCTTCCGCAGCCCTTATTGAGAAGTCTCTTAAGGAGCTTGTCATCTCCTCAGTGCTTCCTCCTGCTCTTTGTTGAGCAAATTGGAGAGCAGCTATATTATCTACTGTTTCCCCAATTTCGTCTGCTAATTTTCCTTGTTCGTCACTGGCTTTGGTAGACGCCACTGTTAGTCCAGTTATAGCCACTGCTCCTGCAATAGCTGCACTAGTTAAGCCCTTTAAGAGTTTAACGCTATTGTCTAGGTCTTTTTTAAAATCCTTCATTTCTTCAGGATCGTATTCAAAACCTAACTCTACTAACAGTTCGTCTAATTTCATCGGGTTTTTGCTTTACCTTTATTTGATGAATGAGCCTTTAAATCTAACAACTCGTTCATCATGAATAAGTCTTCTATAGAGTAAGTTCCATCTTGCAAATCCTTTAAGCTACACATTGGTGGCTCACATAATAGCGGCCTGTGTAAAAACGGATCCACATTAGGGAATTTATCTTTCTCTATAGGTGATCCTTCATTTTGGCCAGAAAGTTTTCGGCTAACTGGCCTTTGAACAAATTTGAGTAATTAACCTGAAGCACGAATATGAAAACTTTATAAACTTCTACCAAGTCGTCACCGGAAAACAACTCATTGAACGAAGTGTCTGTTATACGCTTACCATTGCAAGCTGTACCTAACACACACGTTTTCATGAGAGCCACTAATTCTTCAGGTGAGTTGTTATCGAAAAATACAGAGATGATTTCAGAAAATGCTTCTGCTTCAGAATCCTTTTTATCCTTAGAGCTTCTCATCAAAGCAGCAATAGAGGTTCCGAAAGTTTTACCTAATTTGAATTTCATCAACATAGATTTCTCTGCTGGCCACTGTGTAACGCTGTATTCGTTATCGCCTATATCTTTTGTTTCTGTTCTACACGCCATAATAAACTCCGACCAATTGATTATGATTTCCGACACATTATGGTTTTCCTAGGGAGAGTGCTCTTATGGTGTCGGGATCACAAGGCACTCATCCCTCCCTAGGAAACTTATTAACCTCCTAAATGTAAGAGGTCTAATCTTTCAACAACAATACTCCATTCTTGATTTCCGGGAGCAGTACCTCTAGTCATACCTGCTGGTTTAGGGATATAACCTTGAGTTCCCGAACCTAAATCATTACCTCTAGTGTCTTTAAACTGAGCGAAAATAGGAACGAAAATTCCATTTTCTTGAGCAGTAATTAAACCCGACATATAAGAATTAGAGTCTGAAGTCTGCATCAATCTGAAAACTATTGTTCCAGATCGGTCAGCACTTAACCCAACTGTCATTTCTCCGTCAGTACCTATTTTATGGGAAGCTGAGTCGTTAAGTCTATCCAAAGAAATAACATCATCGCCTTCATCGTACCCTGATATTTCAACTCCATTCACTAGGAATATTGTATCTAAGAAACTATATTCTTTCATTGTATTATCCTCTTATCTTTCGAATACGCCGTTGATTTGAACACCATGGATAGCCCCCGCTCCTAATACTACAAAGCTCAGGCCAGGATAAAATCTAGCTTCTTTATCCGACTGATTAATATCTTCAACTGGAATAACAATAGTTTTATAACCATTAGCTAAGAACTCACCGTCTATTGTTTCTCCTGGAGCTATTAATCCGTTTCTAACTGCTTCGTCCAGTGCCTTAATAACTTGTTGCTCTAAAGATGCTACGCCTTTATTAGTGTAAGGAACTTTAGTTGTTCGTGTTAATAAGTATCCAAAAACATTAGTCTGGATAGCGTTTTCTAACCAATCAATACCATGAACTTCATCGAAGAAAGTACCATTAGCCATGAATGATTCAGCGAACATATCGCTATCGCCTACCTCAATAAGAGCATTGGCTTTTTTGCTGTCCAATACTGCCTTTTGAGACTGAGTAAGATTCTCTACTGAAATAGTAGGTAACTGTTTAAACTTAAGAGTCAATGTGCTGTTAGGCTGATTGAAATTAACAGTAAATGCTCTACCTAATATAGAGGCTGAAGGATACTGGTTAGGGTAAGAACTATAAGTAGTGATACTTCTTCTTAAGTTTTTACCTTCCAGTAAAGAAGCGATATCGTTGGTAGTAACACTGTCCAATACGTCCAAATCATTGCTGGTATTGCCGAACACTTTAATACGAGCTTCACACCAATCGGCAGCAGCTTCTACAGCATCTTCACCATTGATTTCAACTCCGTCACGAACTTCTTTAGTGAACAACAAGCCGTACCAATCTGGATTTACATTTTGAATAGCATTCAAAGAAGCAGTGATTGTTTCCGCCTCAATACCGTCAGTTTTGGTTCCTTCTCCTTGCTGCATCTGTAATAGAGAGGATATATCTGTTCCTGAAGCAGGATCCACTGGAGTTAAAAACTGAACAGTAGACGAGATACCCGTAGTACCTGAATTGATGTAGAACCTAGATCCATCGTGAGTGCAAGTAGCTGAAGTGTAACCTCCAGTTCCTACCGCTTGTAATGCTGATTGTATAGAAGCAGCTATGTCGTCAAGAGTAGTTTCTGAATCGCTAAAATCAAGCCCCGTGATATCCTCAGTACCACTATCAATACTGATAGTAAAGCTACCGTCAGAAACAGCTAGTAGAGCAGTGGCGTCGGTAACGGCTCCTCCTCTTAACTGAGCTGCCTGAGCAGTAGGATAACGAGTGGAAACTCTTAACGAAGTAGGCTTAGGTTGTTGGCTAAAATAAGCCGTAGCCGCTTTAACGACTTCGGTGTTAGCACCCCAATCGGCGGTCACTCCGTCTAAATTTACATAAGAACGAATTCGCTCGGCAATACCGATAACACCTGTCTCAGCTGTAACGATGTTAAGAGTGCCAAAGCCTTTTCTGGCTGGGAATGTTGCGCCAATGGCGATAGCAACATTGACTACAGTAGAAACGGGTATTGTCATGTCATTGCACCTGTATATCTAAGTTATAAATTAAACCGCGAGCTTGATATTCTCCCGATATATCCACACTCTGTATAGAGCGTATTATATCTGAGTCAGTTCCCACAGCATTCAACACAATATCAAATTGTGATCTCTTCTCCCAACCGTTTTCCAGTGGTTCAGAAATTTCTCTTACTTCAGAAGTACTAATAAATCCTAGTTTAGCACTTCTTAATAATTCTTGTATAGACTCTCTAATGAATCCAATTCTAACCTTATTAGCGTTATCTACTGCTTCTCCTCGGAAGAAAGATAGAGACATCATTATACTTCTCATACCTTCTATTTCTTCGGTTATGTCTAGGTCAGATTCATTATCTATATATTTTCTAGTTTCCCATCCTAATCTGGAATTACTAATAGTATCTATTTCAGCGTATTCGGTACTAGGTCTAGGAGCGTTTATCTGTTTAGCCTTTATAGCATATCCAGGAGAATCTAGTAATAAACCAACTACGTCTCTAATTAATTTATTAATAGTTTCTTCTAATATCATTCTTTGGCTCCATACGCTATGTTGTGACCAAACGTAGACCAGTTAGCTAAACTGATTATCTTGTATCTAGCGTTGTCAAACAATATTACGTCGGCTATCAAATTGTTTCTATCGTCAGCTGTCCTCAGTTTTCTTTTAGAAACGAACATCATTATGTTCTTATCTCTTTCTCCCTCAGGTAATATTTGCAACTGTTCAGGGGTAGGTTGCTGAGGACTTATTAAACTCTTAAACGTGGAAATAGAACCTGCTGAATATATACCGTCTATATAACCCCCAGAGGCTGTTCTCTCAACTGTCAACTTCAAACACGTGTCCAAGTCCAGGGCTTCGGAAACAGATATAGTCATTAGTTACCTACCTTGTATATTATAGACTGTCTTAAATGACCAGTATCTACCAAAGGGTTTCCATCTCTAGATTTCAATTCCGGACTCTTAATATCTGTAATCTTTTGAACTACGTCCGATTGAACTTTAAGTCCTATTAAGTTCAACGCTTTTTTCTTGTTCATTTTACCTTGTATTATTTTCTTAGATAGAGAAGCGAAAAATCTTAAGTATTTCTTTCTATTCTCTTTCATGGTAGATCTAAGAAAACTTCTCTGAGGTATGTTTTTAGAAGGGGATCCGAACTCGTGAACCGCTCCTACCATAACAACTGAAGTCCCATCGGGATAATCATTACTGCCTTTGGGGAGACCTACTTTTACCGAACTATCCCCCCTCATTGATTTGTTTATCTTTTCCAATTCCTTTATGGCTTTGTCAGGTTTAGATTTGATTCTTGTTTTGGATTTCATAATCTGTTTGCTACTATACCACCAGCAAAACACAAATTCCTAATATTTAGGAACTGTTGACCGTAAGAAGTACCTATGTAAAAATCATCTAAATCGGATCGGTCTTTAGCGACTATTGATTTAGATACCGATACTCCTCCTGCAGACTTAGATTGTATTGTCCCAGAACTAGATGATATATCTCCCAGTTCTGTTTTCTCAGCCGATATCAATAAATGCGCAGACAAATAAGATTGAGCTAGGTTATATTTGCTTCCCCACCTTAACTCATCCGTACCTATATACGCAGTAGAGTCCTCTATAAACAACAATATCCTAGGATCCGAGTATTCAGCTTCATCTGAAAACTCGGGAAACCTAATTCTAAAGTCTGAAACAGTAATACTCATTATGAACCCTTAGTGAGTGTGTAAACCAATATCGCGCCTAATATACCAGACGCCCATTTAAAAATTTCCTTACTTATGTCTCGTTGACCCTTACGTATGTTTCCGTTAGACTCAAGATCTTCTATCTTAAGTCTGGTCTCATGTAATTCCTTTTTTATTGAGGATATTGTTCTCTCCAACGAAGATTTATCTCCGTAACTAGCTTGCCATATTTCCGAGTCGTGTATTCGTTTATCGTGAGTGTCTAACCTATTGCCGTATCTAGAAAGAGCTTGTTCATGACTATTAACTCTTTCTTCTAATCTAACTACTTCTGCGAGTCTTTCTTCTATAGTACCTAGTCTTTCTGAGATATTGTCTAAGGTTTTCCACAGTCTAGCTTCTGATAATTCGTTCACTGTAGAAAGCCCTTTACTAGTTATCTCATTAATAGCCATAAGATGATCTCATTCTAATTGTGCATTCCCTACGTTAAGTATGTACAATTAGAATGAGCCTCGAAACAAATCAAGGCTCATTCTTATTACTTACTACTTGTCAATCTTTTTAGCCTTTGGAGCTGATACAGATTTAGACTTAGACTTAGTGTCTGGGTCTTGATCTAGTTCCTTGTCGTCTTCCTCTTTACCAAAAGAAAGTTGACCTTTCTTTTTGAGTTCAGCGACGTAAGGGTCAACTTTCTTACCATCTTTAGAAACAAAAGAAGCCCAGTGAGAATCTTCAACCACGTTAAATCCTGGTGCGATTCTAACGGTAACTCTACTTCCGTTATCATTGATAGTTTTTAAGTTAAATTGACGAGCAGTGTTATTTGTGATCCCAGACATGATTAAATCCCCGTAGCAATAGCAAGTGACATTGGATAATAAATATTCAGTCCAGCTAATCGAGAACGACCTGGAACAACAAATTCCAAATTTTTCTGCTGGATAGGTAACATTTCCAATTCAACTGGAATTTCCAATTGAAGTTTATCAGGGTTGCGATCATAAGCTACCATCGCATCCGTAGACAATTCCGGATTGTTAGCTGCGGAACATTCGTTGACAGGGATCATATCTTCAATGCTGTTTAGATACGGGCTGTTGTTCGCCAAGTACTGAGCAATAGTAGTGTCGCTATTGCTAGAACGAGGAGTAGACATAATATAAGACCACTGAGCAGGAGGCATAAGTAACGTATTACCCTGCTCAACCATGTTAGTTGTCTCAAAAATGTCAGCGAACAAATCGTTAACGTCAAATAAGATTTGATCCGGAGTCTTGTTAACCCATTCAGTACCAGAACCAGGATTGACTACCGCACCTGTTGGGATATTAGGATTGCTAAATAATCCCGGAAGATTAGATTCAGCGTCTCCGAAGAAAGCCACATCATTAACAACTTGTTCATTAGAACGACGAGCAGCATTGGCACGACGTTGATCTAATGACATACCTGTCAACTGAGAAGCTTGAATCTCATCCAAGTTATAACCGTAAGAAATACCTACTGAACGAACAGGAATGGTAGTTTCCTTACCTGCTACATCTGCACGAGGCAAATCATCAGCATAAGCATTGATGATTTTAGCAGAACCAGCTTGATCGTAAGTACGATAAGTAATAGATGTGATACCTGCGCCACCTTCGTTACTAACAGGGAACAAGCTACGAGCTTTTAACTCAGCATACTTAACATCATAACTACGAGCTTTAATATGCTCTAGTTGGCGTTGGAAGAATACCGCGCCATCTGCATCCATGATACCGTTACCAATAGCCATAGAAATAGCTACGTCTAGATGCACTTGTCTAGAACTAGGACCGCTAGTGTGAACTGCGCTCATACCGTCCATGACCAGAGTCGAACCGTCTTTCAATTTAATAGTTTTCATAATTATCCTCCGATTATGAACCAGCCGTTACAGCGTCAGATTCTAGACGAAGAACTGCCAAACCACCAGCCGAAGCAGTAGTTTCCCAATTTGCGCCATCTAGTTGAGTTTCACCAGCTCCTGCAGAACCAGCATCCAGAACTCCAGTGTCATCAGTGTACTTTACTGAATCTCCAGGATTGCAACCCGTAGGACATACCGCCCATACATAACCTTTGCGCATAACTCCAGCTGTTTCATAACGACTGTAATTAATAGCTCCAGTATTAGCACTAGCTTCTCGATCCAAAGATCGAAGAGTAATACCTACAAAATCAGCACTACCAGCTAGATCACATTGTTGTTCTGAATCGGTTCCTCGTTTAACTGCTACTGCGAATCCAATGCCAGCTACGGTTTCTACAGCGAAAGAAGAAATATTATGAGGAGCTTGAGCATATAACATGCCTGCATAAGCTACTGCTTGATTGATTGAATATGAAGTTTGAACACTCATTATTCTTTACCTCCAGATTTCCATGCGTTTTGGCTGTCTTTCATCATCTTTTCACGAGCGATAATGTCAGCAGGGCGATTGTCGATTACTTTACCTTCTGAGTCAGTAACCTGAGTTACAAAGGCTTGGTCTAAATGATGTTGAGGATTAGCTGTAGCCGATTCAACTAACATATCGAATCGAGCTTCAATGTAATCTTCAGAAGCTGAATCTAATTGAACATTAGAACAATTAGCCGCTACCACTTCTTTCATTAGAGTTTGCTTATCCTTGCCATCCACTACAATGTTAGGTTGGATCTTCTTAACCGAATCCACCAGTTTAGTTCTATCAGAAACCATCTGATCGATAACTTTAGCAGTAGGGACTTTAGAAACAGCATCATCTAACTTAGCTTTTAAAGAGTCTTCGGATTTCTTGGCTTCTTTTTCAGCCTCCTCCATTTCATCTTCTTTCTTCTTCAGTTCTTCGTCTTTCTTTTCGGCTTCATTTTCCGCATCAGTAAGTCGCGTCTGTACTTTATTAACAGCTTGAGCAGCTTGATCTGACACTTCGTAATCCACCCCATCAATTGTGATTTTAGCCATTTTGACTTCTCCACTTTCAGGTGAGTTATCGGCCACTCGACAGGAAGATCCTGCGCGACCACGTTTGACAATCGCAATGTGATTGCCCTTTATGTTCCTCTGGATTGCGTCGTACTGCTCGCCTTCCGGAGTAACTCCTGGAGTCCAATCTATGTCGGCGGTATAGCCGTTGGACAATTCTACTTTACCCGACTCAATATTCTTAATAGCCTCTTCGTCAGTTATATTTAATATAGCTGTTACGAAATCTCCGTCCCGAGTTATCTCAGGATCTGACATTCCTACTGAATATTGTTTTGAATTTGAAGGGTTGACCAATTCTGGAGGATGGTTATCTGTAACTGGTTTTCTAGAAAAAGAAGCTAGTGAAATATCTGAAAACACTTCTTCAGGGGAACGATACACTCTCACCTTATCATTGTGTTCTTTACCAGGAGCATCTAATTCTATGGCTAGGTATTCCTGTATTCCAGTTCTAGATATTCTAGCTGGGACTTTCAAAAACCCTTCGTCAGTATATTCTCTCTGACTAGCTATTTGTAGTCTGTCTTTTAAAAGCATTAAAATAACCCTAACTATTTTTCTCAATCATAACTAATGTTTCGTATTTAGTAAAGTTATTTGGCGTTAATAGACCCATTGTTTCACAATTTTAATGTAGCTCAATGATTCTTTAGATTCCTCAGTTGTAGCATTGGATATCTGAGCACCCAACACGTATTCTCCTTCAGGTATATTCAAATCTGAAGGGGTAAGATTTACTACGAATTTAGTATTAGATTCTATAGTATCGCTTATTAGTCGGTCTATAGAATTGACAACTTCCGAATCAGATTTGGATCTCAACTGTATTCTCAGTTCGTAACCTGTTAGGTCTCTAGAATCAGCGAAAGAATAGTGTTTAGTATAGTTGCTCTCTTTAACAACATTCTTGAATTGTATCGTCATCTGTCTTATCCTCTATTTTATATTCTTCGATAGTTTCTCCAATAGAAACGTCTATTATTTCTTCATCTATCTGTTCGGTTTTTACATCTATACTTATTATTTCTTCATCTGCTTCAGTGTCTATTATATCACCTTCTTCTGGTATCAATATTACAGAAGCTCCTCCGTATACATAAAACTCTAATTTCCACATTACGGTTCCTCTGTTAAGTCTAGACTATCGTTACCATCTCTTGTGACCGACTTTCTCAATAATACTTGAGAAGTACCTTTTAACAATTTAGTATATGATTCAGGTCTAAATTGTTCGTCCCCTTCTAAAATGTCCCCTGTTCTAGTTGTCTGCTGAGTTAGCTCTAATGTTTCTGTTACTAGGCTTGCTATAGTGTCTGACAAAGTTATCAATTCTGAATTTATACCACCTACAAAACTGACATCCCCGTTACTCCCATCTACTGGAGTTTTTTGGGTATTTTCTATATGACCTTGTACTCCTGAGTTAGAATAAGAAGAATTAGCTCTGCGTACTCTAATATTATCGCCTGTGAATAGAGCTAATCCCAATCCAGGTAAATCATCGTGCTTACATACTGATTCTTGTTGATAGTGCCACGCCATGCCTATTTCGGTTACTAAAGCTCTTTCAAACTTATCAAATATCGCCTGAGGAGAAACTTGGATATCTTCTATGTCTATAATAGCTAACGGAGACAACAAATCGAACACAACAGAAACATCGTTACTATTTGTATCTGTATACATAGCTTGACCTCCTGCTCTAAAATATCTATTCAAAGAAACAGGTATTATAAGATTCGTATTAGTTGTTATTTCAAATGAACCTTTATTAGGAGAATATCCTTTTCTAGCTACTACATAAGCCCACGTTTCCCCTTCATTGATACCATCTATTTCAAATGTCTCAGTGGTGGAAGATACCTGTTTGTAAAACTGAGTATCCCCTGCATCGTCCTGTATTCTAATGTAGTCCCCGATTGTCAAATTATTAAAGGTTATTAGCATCTCTCCTAAAGTACTAACTCTAAATGTAGGATCAAAAGTACATCCTATAACTATACCTTCTATTCTGGTAGAGCTTATGCCGCCTTGGGTTTTTCTAACTCTATACTTAATTACTAATCCTTTGTCCGAATCATAACCTACTAATGCCGATAAAGAGGATTGTAAATTAAATTCATTCATTTCTAAAAACCCACCACTATAAGAACCACTAGCTGTTCTCATATCGTAAATTATGTGAAAGTGAGAAGTGTTAGATCCACCTACAGAATAAGAATCTATAGATATAACCCCTCCTATAATATTAGTTTCTATTTCTATTTCTGTCACAGTGTCAGAAAGATGAAATCTAGTCATAGTGAATAAATAAGAACTACCTACTCCAGATACAAGAGAAGTCGCTGGGTCATTTTCATCGTAATAAGGCTGCAAACCTATATACCCTTGAGTACCCGTATTATTACTACGAGTGGTTATTGATCTGGTATTTCTACCTATACTCGGAATATTACCTACCAAATACATAACTTCCCAATTCATATTAACTGACGCTTGATTACCACAATCCGTTTCGTCAGGCATTATTATATTCTTAAGAGTAACTCTTAAATTGGAAAAGGTATTTATGTCCCTAGCTCCAGTGTCGGATATAGTACCGTTTATTACCCAGTTCTCGCCAATGAAAGACGCTCCCTGAGCTACTTCCAATAATCTACCAGCTGAGAAATCTGAAGGTGTTTCCCAATTGGATAACTTCAAATTTACTCCTGCTATATTACGGATAGGTCTTAATATTTCAGATTGAGATTCATCTCCGTAATGAACCAAGTTATTTATAGTCATATTAGAACATTCTAATGCAGCTAAGTATATACCGTACAAAACTACTTGGTTCCTGAGAGCTCTAGTGGAATAAGTCAATGTTCCTATAGTACCATTGCTTTTATCTCCGAAAGAAATAGAAACGTCGTCACCAGACCATATAAACATTTCATCTATTGTTGATTCGCTTAGATTCAGCCTAACTCTAGAGAAACTGCTATTTCTAGGACTCCTAAACATGGCTGTTAATTTAGTGACAGTGTACGGCCTATTCTGATCAGTTAATACTT